AAAAATTTACTTGCTAATACCTTTTCTAGTTCCTTATTCGGTTCCATAGAGTTCCAATTTATCTGTAACAAACTTTCTAATATATTCGGTGAGAAGTTTGATGTACTTACTCTTGTCATACTGTTCATAAACGACACATTCTCCATCCTCACAGGACATAATAATTACAAATTTTTTCACCATTATACCAGTCATTTCGTAAAGCATACAAGCATATGCTGCACACTGAACATAATAATGTTCAATCCATTTTTCTGGTTTTGGTTTTTTACTGGTCTTAAAGTCGATGATAGCAAGTTCACCATCATACTCAGCAATACAATCAACAGTTCCTGCTACACCAAGTTCTTTACTATAAAGAGCCTGTTCGATAGCATGAATATTATTGATCCTATCCAGATCTGGTTTTGCTTGTTTGAATAAAAATTCCGACAAGGGTTGTACTGTCGGAAGTGTTTCATTCTTCATGTAATGTTCAACCAAAGTATGCATATCAGTCCCACGACTGGTTGCAGCTTTAGTGATCTTGTTTGCTTCATCAACACCAACCTTTTTTCTCCACTTCGCAAAAATTTCACGATTATAGTGACTGATTACCGAAGTAATAGAGACAAGTTTTTGTCCATCAGGAGTGTCATAATATCTAACACCATCAATCATCTCTCTATCAAGAGAAGGATAGTCAATCTCAATATGATTAAAATTCATGCCAAACTACTGCATTTCGTGGATAATATTCTTGGTTGGGTTCTTTAATAAAATAATAAAGTGCTAAAGAGTATCTGTCAATACCAATAGGTGTTTTTAAGGGATGTGGATGACCGTGAACTGATTTATCAGACAAAGTAAAGATAACTGCCCTATTCATAATAGGTGAAATCTTTTTATCAAGTTTTTTCTTATCAAGATCCCAAAGTTCAAGATGTCCTCCCCATTCCTCAAACCACTGTGGATTTAGATAAAGAAGAAGATTTAATACTCTAAAGCTATTAGTGGTGTTGTGTAAATTGTAATCGACATGAAGTGATAATCTTCCTCCAGTTTGTATTCTATGACACCCAGCACCAAAAAAATCTGGGTCTGGTATCAAACCTTTAATGCCAGTTAGATTACTCAAAAAATTGACAAATTTTGGGGAATTTAAGTGTTGTAATACACCAAATACTGTAGGAGATTGTAAAAATAAATCCTCTAAACTTGAAGGATCATATGGGGTAAAAAATTTATTTACTTGATGGGGATTTACATAATCGTTGTCAGGTAATTCACATCCCCAAGTTTTATGATTCTTTAGTTCAGAGAAACATTTATGAGCACAATTACTATCTAGAAAATTGTCAATTACAATGTTAGGAAAGGGTGAAGAATTTTCATATACATGATGTAACTGAGATCCTAACTCGTAATTGTCAAATATTTTCATAGTAAAAAAATTTACATACCAAGTTCAAGTTTGGCAACGATGTACTCTTTAACAAGACCACTTCTACAGATGTCTTCTGCACCAAATTCAATTGTATCGAAAGATGGCATATTAGTCAAGATACGCATAAAATCTGCAATACCATTTCTTTCATTCTGTTTTGTAAGATCAGACTGAGTGGCATCACCACAAAACATAATCTTAGAATTCTCTCCGATACGAGTAATAATCGAATCTAGTTCGTGGAAATTAAGGTTCTGGAACTCGTCAATGATAAGAATAGCATTATCAAAAGTTGTACCACGAATAAAAGAAGTACTCCAAAAACTAATTGTACCTTGTGCCTTTAGGTTGTTATACAACATTTCAAAAGCTGCATCATCAGGCATTTCGAACATGTATTTAACCATGTTCTTATAAGGAATTTGATAGAGAGATGACTTATCCTCATGGTCACCAGGAAGGAAACCAATCTCTCTGGTCGGTACAAGAGATCTGACGATGTAGATCTTCTCATAGGGTGACTTAGGATCTAAGACATCCAGAAGGGCATTGTAGAGGGTGATAAAGGTCTTACCTGTACCAGCACAACCATATGCAACTAAGTTTTGGTGTTTTTTATACTTCTCAAAGAAAATTTCTTGATTTTCTGTAATCGGTTCGACTTTTTTAATATAGTCAAGATTGATTGGTTTCTTCCTTTTCATGGTTCTATTACTCATACCAAAGGGGACTGGATTTGAAGTACCAATACCTGATTTTTTCTTAGCGGGCATACTTATCAGTTGTAATGTGAGAGATTAGATCCTGGTTGCTTTTTGGCTTGACCGATTACATCTTTCCAACCTGGATGTTTTGTGTAGATTTTACTGAATGGGTCACCCATCTCAACTCCTAAACATGGTGCATTTTCTGGAGTGTAATAACGTTCCCAATCAGGATTATCTTTTACCCACTGGTCCCAATCATGAATACTCATTCGTACTTCTTTGGTTTCGCCAGTTTCTTTATTTTTTACTGGATATGTTGCCATTCAAACCTCACAAATATTTAAATATTTATTACCACTCTAGAGCCTCTGCAATCACAGGAAATTGTTCCTTAAAGATTGCTTTACATGAATTTGCAAGATCCATATGCTCTTTCTGAGTTCCATTTGCAGAACGTAACTCAATGTAATGGATCCATGAGCGAATTGAGCCTGTCATGTACATTTTAGTTGGAGTTGCCAAAGGAAGTACAAAACGAGCACACTCTTTAGCAACACCGACATCTAACATCTGATTGTAAAGACTTTGTGCAGAACTAAACAAAGTAACCATCTGACGTTCAAGTTTTTCGACAACTTCGGGTTCAAGATCATCAATAGAATTTTGACGATTCTTCGTATCTTGACGACGAAGTTCAGGAAGTTCAATGTCCGTACTTAAAAGATTAGTACTTGCATATCGTTGTGAAAACTCTTGAAATGTGAACGAGCGGTGACGCAGCACTTGGGCGGCGAGACCCCGAGTCGTTTCGACCTCAAGAGTCATGAATGCTTGTTCAAAGATAGACCAATGTTGATGTTTAATACAATACCTCAACAGTCCTGCAAAGTTTTCATTATTTTGGTTGTTGGGATTACTGACGCGAGCACAATATGCAATATGTTTCTCAGCATCAGGTGTGACTGAAATCAGGCTTGCTTGATTCATTTAATTTCTTCTCTACCTTTTTGTGTTTCTTTTCATTCCTTACCATTCTAACATAGGTTAGCTCACCTTCGGTGAACAATTCTGGATGGTTAAGGATGTACTTGATTGCTTTTTTTGTTTTCATGGTTGAAGTATGCATTGAAGTATGCTACGATACCATTACTTAACTTGTTTCCTTGTGAGATCCAAGTGTCAACACACTCATAAATGTCTTGTGTAGAATATGATGCTTCTTCTATACGTGTACCGCCATATCTATTTAACAAAACCTTAAGGCATTGTTCTCTGAGTTTCATCCTTTCTTCAGAATAACGCCAATCATCATTCGTCATCTTCAAATACCTCATCATAATCAGGGAGGGGAGGAAGACTCTCTTCCAATCGATCTGTGTACGCGGAGATATCAGAATACACCTCTGACTCTAATGCGTCAACCAAAAGTCTTAAATTTCTAACGATTATTTTAAGTTTGTCTTTTTCCATAAAAAAGGGGGACTTGTGTCCCCCAGTCTATCAGATTATCATCAATGTGACAAGTCACTTGACGTAAGTGCGTCCACGGTAGCAAAATGTTCCGTGGATTTCGTTAGAAGTTTCACAATGTACATCATAGTCAACACCACGATATGCGGTGTGAGAAATTTGTGCATCGTGAAGTGCAGATGCTTTTTCAATCTGCTTTTTAATCATTTGAAGTGTGTTCATGAGTTTACTCCTGAAATACTAGGGTGAAAATTAACCTTCTCAGCTTTCGCTGGATCCGTTTTTTCCCGTTCCTTCAGTCGTTTGCGTCCCAGTTACATGATGGAGTTGCTTCCTTAACAGTCACAACAAGTTCATTTTTTATTACATTACTTAAATCTTCATTATCCTTAATTTTCTTGACGATATCAAGAGCTTTAGGACATTCCAATTCCGCGTAAAGTAATAAATCAAACATGGGATGAACGCTCCGTTCCGCGACTTACTTGCGTCCTCCTTACGGGGGATGAACGACAGGTCTATTATAGACCCTCACACCTTATTTAGTCAAGAGGTCCCAATTCCTGAGCCTCTTCGATCATTTTAGATACGATTTCTTCAGTCCCATCCATGGTCTTGACAGCAAAAATACTAGACTTCTGGTATTTTTTAACTTTTTTATACTGTTTTAGAAGTTTTTTGATGTCATCAGAGGGCATCTCAATTTCTACTTCAAATCCCTTGCTCATTTTTTCTTTTTATCTTGTTTACTGTTTCCCCAAAGTTTAGGATTAATTCTACCTTGAGTTTGAGTCATATTTTTAAAATCACTTCGATAATTATCCCAATAATGATCAAATAATTCTACTCTCTTATTGGCCATAGCAATATCAAAATGAGTCATACCATCTTGAAGATATTCAATGAGATAAGCAGTATAAGGAAGAGTTTTATCTTCTGCTAGAGAAGGATCACAATCATTATGAATTATTCTAATATCTGTCAAGACCTACCACCCCATTGAATATCTGGATATGCCTGTTTAACAATATCTTGGGTAATTTTATATTTGGAAGAAAGACCCTTATCTTTTACAAGACAAAGAACATCTGCCTCATTTGGATGAAGTCCTTCAAGAATCTGAATAAACATAGATTCTCTACGAGTTTTTGAGAGACTATCATTACCACCCTTCACAAAGTGATAGAGATTTCTCCATTCTTTACGAAGAGAAGTATGATCAGTACCTACTGGAACTTCATTCTTATTATAAGGTACTTCTCCTTCAGGAAGAAGTGAAACTACAGTGTCGTCAAAATTCCAAATCAGAAGAGCAGTGACAGCATCACACCTGTACTCTTTCAGAATTTCAACCTTTTTTGCCTTTGATCTTTGTTTTGAAACCAGTTCAAGAATTTCGTATACAAAGGGATTTGGAGGTAATTTAGTTGATGTAGCCATGTTGTAATAATTTTTTTTCAGTTTAGGGTATTTATTTGGACTTGTCAATCGTCATTTTCATCAATAAAGTCTTCTAGATTGTTTTCAAATCTAACCGCCAAGACTTCATCTGGAATTATTTGACCATTTTCATCAAACATTTCTGGATGTGTCGGGATAAGTGTGGAGTTTCTTTCGATCACATACTCTTTTAAAAGATATCCAATCACTCCCCCCACCAAAAGGAACATGATTGAAATAATTGTAGACAATGTAAGTGTGACTGCTAACATCTTAGCCCTCCTTTTTTCTTATGTCAAATTGTATATCTAAGAAAAAATGGAACTCTCTTCTAAGAAAAGAAACCATTTTTCCAAACTTTACCTGAAAAGTTTTTGGTGGTTCCCTCCTTTTTTTATTTCTAAGTACGAGTTCAAATCCCCTATTCATTCTGGGGGAATCTAACTCTTCATTATTTATTGACTTTTTTTCTTCTTCTTGTTCTTTTTTCATTCTTATACCTCTCTGCATCACTAAGAAGATCTTCTAAGTATTTTTTTATTTTTCTTGCCTCTGGTTTACCAAGATGACCATATCCCTCTCTTAATTGTTTATGCATATCATCCGAACCCCCCTTAAGATATTCTTCGAGGTCTATGATGATGAACTTCATATTGGATGCAGTACAACTCATTAGAAAATCTTCTACAGTTGTTTTAGATGTCTTATTACTCTTAAGAAAATCATACATGTTTAACATGTATCTTCCATCAAAAGCGTAATCGATAGTCTTTTCAACAACATCGTAAAGTTCTTCTTCCATTACACCAACTTATTCTCCCTGAGATATTTAACAGTTTCTTGACATCCACCAAGTTTTTTATCTCCAACAATAACTTGTGGGAATGTTGTCCCTTCTCCAAATTCTGAATAAAATTCTTCTCTATTAAAATCTCTATCTAGTTTATACTCAACATACTGTAATTCTGCTAGTTGTAATGCACTGATTACTTTTGTACAGTATGGACAACCATTCTTACTGTAAACTGCGAAATTGTTCATATTAGTATAAGCAATGGAATTGAAATTGTAATAATTGCAAGGATAAAGCCCCCTACTTGGTTGAGTAGGGGGCGAATACTAAACGGGTCTGACATTATGTTTTGATACTTATGATCATATTTATTGGATATATTATTAGAGTGCATTACCTCTAGGTAATACCTCTTCAGGGAACACAAAGTTCTCATGAGGTTGATCGACTGGTGCCATCCATGCACGAAGACCTTCATTCAAGAGAATGTTCTTGGTGTAGAACGTCTCGAACTCAGGATCCTCTGCCGCACGAATCTCCTGAGATACAAAGTCGTAAGCACGAAGATTAAGAGCGAGTCCAATAATACCGATAGAACTTGTCCAGAGACCCATGACGGGAACAAAGAGCATAAAGAAATGCAACCAACGCTTGTTACTAAAAGCAATACCGAAAATCTGTGACCAGAAAC